GGCCGGCTGCACGAAGGCGAGGACGCCATCTTCACCGACATCGCCTACGAGGTGTCGGTGCGCGAGCTGATCGATGCCGGCTACCTGGCGCCGCTGATCTCCAAGCGCACGGCCACGCATATCGACGTCAGCGGCGTCGGCACGCGCGCCGGCGAGTTCATCGCCCGCGACCTGGAGGCGGCGGTCGACCAGGACGCCATCACGCAAGGCGCGGTGGACGAGATCGTCGCCTATGGCCAGAACCGGCGCAGCTGGCTGGTGTTCTGCGCCGGCGTCGAGCACGCCTTCCACGTGCGCGATGCACTTCGCGCGCGCGGCGTGTCCTGCGAGACCATCGTCGGCGACACGCCCGGGGCCGAGCGCGAAGCCCTGATTCGCGACTTCAAGGCTGGTCGCATCCGCTGCCTGACCAATGCCAACGTGCTGACCACCGGCTTCAACGCCCCCGGCGTGGATCTGATCGCCATGCTGCGGCCGACCAAGTCGGCCGGTCTCTACGTGCAGATCGTCGGCCGCGGTTGCCGGCTCGCCCCGCACAAGTCCGATTGCCTGGTGCTGGACTTCGCCGGCAACATCGCGCGCCACGGTCCGATCGATGCCATCACCCCGAAGCGGCCCCGCACTGGCGAGGCGGGCGTGGCGCCGACCAAGGATTGCCCGGGCTGCCGCAGCATCCTACACGCGGCGGTGCGCCAGTGCCCGGACTGCGGCCATGTGTTCCCGCCGCCTGAGATCCAGATCGAGGCCGAGGCCAGCGAGCTCGACGTGCTGAGTTCGGGTGCGTCCGAGTGGGTGCCGGTGACCGGCGTCAGCTACGCCTGCCACCGCAAGCCGGGCAAGCCGCCGTCGCTGCGCGTCGACTACCGGTGCGGGATGGCCCAGCACAGCGAGTGGGTGTGCATCGAACACGGCGGTTACCCGCGCCAGAAGGCGGCCTCGTGGTGGGCCCATCGCGCCCCCGGTCTGCCGCTGCCCAGCCGGGTCAATGAGGCCATGGCCGCAGCTGCAGGCCTGCGCTGCCCGGCCGAGATCGCGGTGCGCCCGAATGGCCGTTTCACCGAGGTGGTGGGGGCGCGCTTCACGTGATGTGCGCCATCTGCCGGCGCGACGCGCGCGGCTACGGCTTTGCCCCGGCACTGATCCGCGTCGAGGCCCCAGCCGTCAAGCTGTGTTCGTGGCGCTGCCAGCGCATTGCAGCCAGGTTCAAAGGCATGATCGATCCCAACAAGCATGAAGTCAACGCACTGGCGGCGGCCAGCGCCCGCGCCGGCGACTACGTCGAAGCGCTCGGCAGGACCGAGCTGGCGAGCTGGAGCGCGTCGGAATGGGAGGGCCTGATCGACGTCGTCGTGACGGCGTTCCAGGACCACCTGCGCCAGGCCTATGCCGACGACCCGCCGTTCTGATGCGCCGATGAACCA